TATATTTTTCAGCCATCCATAATGTTTTAGCTATACCTATTCGACTACCTTTTGTGTAGTTATTCTTATCTATAATTCTTTTGCAATCTATTCTCCACTTAATAACTTCGGGATGATCTTCCTCCAGATGCTTGGGGTATGGTGGTACTGCGTATCCTTCTCTTGGCAATAAGCAACCTATCTCTAAGTTGTTATCGTAGGCATATAACACTTGCTCCAAGATATATTGATTGACACACATACTTACGTCACCCTGTATGTTGGCAACATCATAGAAGGCAGTATTACCATAGACCCTTGAAGCTATCTCTTTATTGTTACTCTTAAATAAATTAAACTTTATATTCTCATTGTAGTATCCCCCATTGTATGGGTTGCTCCAATGTTTTGGTTTTATTAGTAAAGGTAAAAAGTTTGGGGTAGCTATTCTAAGGTTAGTATCTATTTTTTTTACCCATTCCATGCACTTATCGGTAGCTCTTACCATTCTTCTTGCTGGTTTAAAAGTTGTATCTAAAAAAATTTCTATCAATCCTGTATATTTTTGTATGAGTTCAACCATGAATAAGCCACTTGCCATGCGTTGTCTTGGGTTCCAGTATTCAGTATTGGTCATCGTATTTATTAAAAATATTTTGTATCTTTTCTTATGCCTACCTCTCTTGTATTTGGTGAGCTCGCTATCGGTGGCCCTATCTAGCATTGTCTCAATCCAGATTTTCTCGATCACATTAGCTGCTATCTGGTGCAAAGTTGGGGTGCTCGATAAGGTATCGACTACTGTTCTTATGGATGCTGCTGCTATTTGCTGGGGTGGTAGCTCTAATAATGGGGTGAGCATAGCGTAGTTAGTGCCAGCTTTTCCCTGCTCTATCTTTCTCCTGATGGCTCGCAAGTGATTAACTATTATGTCCACATTAAAAGAGCATAGAGCCTCACCATAAATGGTTAAGGACTCCATGCTCGCTGCTTGTTTTTTATTGTGTGATGATCTTATTCTATTCTGACCCATGTTAAGCATTAGCTCTTCATTGGCCAGCTGATCTTCAAGACTACGCATTACTCCAAAATTCTAATTTCTTATCGTAGTCTTCTTCGAGCCACTCCGTAAGGATACGTTTAGATAGCTCGGCCCTAGTTATGCCCATCTTTTTAGCTAAGTTATCTAGCCTATCGCATACTTGGGGTGGTAAAAACGCTTGTAGTTTTTTACTTTCATTTTCTGGCATCTTCAAAATACCTCCTTGCGGTAGTCCATACTAACTTAATTAATGGATACATAGCCACCCTTGATTCTGCATCTTTGTATTGCTGCTTAAGAAATTCATTCATAGCCCTATCGCTTGCCTCGTCTTGAGTTTCGATAGGAATAGGATTGTCAGGCAGCATGCACCAAAAGATAGCATCTGGAGGTATGTAATCATGATTAAAAGAATGCCAATATCCATTGGGCATGCACTCATTTTTCTTTAAAAAATAAAGCACCTGACCAGCGTTATTGCTATGTGCTTTATCTGGTTTTTTTGTACTCAGCTTGTAAATTTGAAAGTCGGCCATGATTAATTGGTGGGTTGTGATTTTTATTTAATCCTATAAAGAGTATTAACTGTATAAGAATAGATGCTAGTAAGATTAATTCAAGTCTAAACATTATGCCGTCTTTGAATTAACTTTCAATAATTTCACCTCATAAATATCCTTATAAGGTATCTTGCTTCGCATAAAGCTAGTCAATGCCTCGTATAAATTAACTCCTTTTTGGTAATAGGCCTCAACAAAATTTGTTGAAGCACTATTATAAATAATTTCATACGTTTTCATTTCCTTATTAACTATCTGCATGAGTTCATTGTCTCCACTATGGGGATTAAGTCCTCAATTATATGTTTAATTAATAAATTTCTAGCCTTACATGAATCATCTGGTAACACTATTGCCATGTCCGTATTGCCTGAGAGGTTATTAATAACCCCTAAGATATAGGTCAGACGCTGCACTTGTGTATGCCATAAAGGATTTTCTTTTAATAACTTAAGAAGTTCGATGTCATTAGCACCGATCTCCCTTATATAATCGCTATCCGTATAACCTTTTGGGGTATCGAACATATATCTATCGTTGATAATGCCGTACTCCAGATGGATACGTTTAAATTTCTCATCTAATCCCATGTTAATCCTCCCATTTTTGTAGGTTTACTTTTAAATCCCAAGTCATTGAACAGTACTTGGCATTATCCCAGATAGTACTCATCACCGCCTCAACGATGATGGTATTTATCTCTTCGACTTCTCTCTTACTCATATGGTGTTTATCGAAGTCGGGAAAGTGTGTGAATTGTGGCATTAGTTAGCTCCTTTGTATCTGTTTGGGCCTCGTCTTGGCTTGCGATATACCATGACATAGCTGCAAGACTCGGCTAAGTCTGGGTTAAGTACGTTCTCGCAGAAAGTAGTAAAGTCTGGGTCTAACCAGCTTTCTAATTCTTGTGTGCTATTGGTATAGCAACTTACTTTTAAATCAGATTTTCTTCTGACATAATCGAGGTCGATAGCTTGCACTAATTCCTCGTAATCACAATCAATAGTGAATACAACCCTATATTTATAGGGATGTATTACTTGGTCGGTGTGAATTTTGTAATCGCATAATGACATAGCCATTAGTTAAGTTCCTCCTGATTTTGTTTTACTAATTTTGGGTCATTGCCAAAAAATTGAGACATAAGATCGTTGCTTATTTTTTCTTGAATACTTGGCGGACAATCAGTCCATGTATTCTTAAGAACCATCCAGCCATGATCTAATATGGCTGGGATGTTGTTCTTGTCTTCGATGTAATGTTTAATCATTTTGTTTTTGATAGTGATATTCAATTAAGTAAGTTTCAAACTTTCTAATTAAGTCTTCTCTTACCTCTTGGTCAGTCCATTGTCCTGACTTAACTCCTGAGTAACACTCGAGGATTTGTTCATGTGTTAATTTCATGTAACCACCTGTAAAGATTCAATTAATTTAAAAGGTTTACACCCTTTGTATTGGTTGTAATAGTCATTTTTATAAGAGTCGGACTCTTTGTCTATTACATCTGGATCTCTAAGCTGGTATCCATCCCAAGCCCAGCGTTCAGAATCGTGAATGTCGAATATGTGGACTGTCATAATCTGCCACCCCAACAAACTGTTATCACGTTTAGCTTTTCTTACTGCTTTTGTTGCGTGGATTATGTTTGGATCGTGACCTGATGACCACGCTATAGATGTTCCACTATTCCATGCAGCAATAGCCAAGATTCTTCTTGGCTGCTGCTCATATTTGATTTTCTTTTTAGCCATTAGTCCATGCTCCTGATGTAGCTTGCGGACTCGGTTCTGTCGTGAAGTGCTACCGCACCATAAAATCTGATGCCTGTTAACTCTTCGATCTTGTCATTAAATCTGCTATCACAAGCAGCAACGTAAGAACCCCCCATCATTGTCCAGACTTTAGCGTCTAATAATTTTTGAGGTACGACCCTAACAGTTGGATGTTTAAAATGTTTTTCAACTATTAATTTAGCTGCTGGGTATTCTTCCGATGGATTAAATGGTGCCTCAATGTTGGTTATTGTTAGGCCCTTTATGTTTGGGTATGTCTCGAGGTCGGACACTCCATGGTTTGAACATCCTCCTCGGGTGTCATCCCTGTAAATTTCAACGTGTAAACCCATTTGGTTTTACTCCTTTTTGTAGTGGTTAATTGAGTAATTTTTAAAAAACTACTCATTTATGGAAGTCCCATAAAAGCGTAGTTTTGTAAGGTATAAAGACCCCTGAAAGAAATTTCAGAGGCCTTGCAGCTCCATCTGGAGTTAGCAATTCGACCATTGTTTGTGGTTTCTGTTAGGAATTGGAGTATGAAAGCAACCCATGTAATTCAAACCCTCGCCATGATATAAATCTTTTTTCCTACAGTCTTTGATTATTCCGTAGTTTAATTTAAATTTATATAAGTCTTTGGCTTGCCATTTTTGGAGGCTTTCTTTATACCATCTCGAAGCAGGGAATAAGTGTTTAACTGCGTCCATGCTTTCGAATAGATAAGCCTCTTCATATCCATATTGAAAAGGGATTTCAATAATTAATTCATTTTCATAGTCGAGGTTGAGAATAACCCGACTAGAAAAATAAGAATTTCCGTTGACTTTATCCCGCCATTCTTTGGCGAAAATATCAATAGTTTTAAGTTCAGATAAGAGCATTATTCATACCCTAATGAACTAACTTCAACGCCAACAGCTGGACATAGTTCGCCGTTTTCACTCCAAATATTAGAAGTGGCAACATGATCTAGAAAAGCTTGTAATGCTATTACTTGACCTCCAGATGTTCCGCCAATGGAAAAGTCGTAAAACTTTAAGCCATCGGTTGGTTCGAATTTATAAGGATAAATAGAAACATTTAAAAATCCTATTTTCCATTCGTAAGGTACTTTGCCATCACCTCCATGATTTCGTACTGGTTGACCAAATAATGAAACCAGCTGAGAAACTGAAGCACGACAAGAACCGATTTTCCAGCCTGTAATACTGTTAATTGAAACAGCCATAATAAATAATCCTTAGTGAGTTGATTAGATTGCAGCAGAATCCGCAAAGAATCCGCAGCAATCCAAATTAAATATATATGATTTCTTACTGGTTTGCAATTAATAATGCGTCCTATGTGTGATTTATACATAAATTAAAACCAAATAAGCACCAGATACGACTTAAAAGCCTATAAAAAGCTAGTAGAACTGTCTAAAGGACAGTACTGCCGACTAGGTTATGACTGCATTTATGGCTATTTATTGGATAATTTCTATAAATTGGACGTAATGCTGGACGGATCTCAAGATAAATTTAAAAAAACCTATGGGGGATTTTACAGAATTTCCATAGACGTTAAGCCGCTCAAATTTTTCTACCAAAAACCAAAAATATCGGAGTAGATAACTGATAGATAACTAATAGAAACTAATAGAGTAAGAGAGATACCCTCTTCTATTGTGGAGAGCTAGTTATAGACAGGGATTCTAGAAGTGTTATATTGTATGTAAGCCATTATGTTTTGACCAAACCCGCAAAGCAGTCGTAATGGCTTTACAATGAGGTTTTTCTGTAGTGGGTTGAGCCTCATTTTAAAAAAATTATGGCAAAGAAAGACACAAACGAAGTACTAAGTGACCTTCATGCTGGACTAGCTGGAGCGTTAAGTGATTTATTGGTAAGTGGGGAAGCAAGTACAGCAGATTTAAATGTAATACGACAGTTTTTAAAAGATAATCAGATAACAGCCCAGCCTGTAGAGGACACTCCATTTGGAGATTTGGCTAGGTCGTTACCTGATATAGAGAATGTTATTGAATTAAAGAAACGTAGTGCGTAATTCAGATTGGCAAGGACTACCAGAGCCTTACGATAAGGACTTTAGATACTTTTTAGTTATAGTTTGGAGGCATTTACAGCTACCAGATCCAACAACAGTACAGTTGGACATAGCAGAATATATGCAAAAAGGTCAGAAAAGAAGGATTATTGAAGCTTTTAGAGGTGTAGGTAAGTCATGGATGGCAGCAGCATATGTTTTATGGTTACTAAGAAACGACCCACAGAAGAAAATTATGGTTGTGTCGGCTTCAAAGACGAGGGCTGATGACTTTGCACAGTTTTGTTTACGGATAATACAGGAGATGCCAATACTAAAATGTTTAGAGCCAGATAAAAATGAGCAAAGATCAGCTAGTAATAGGTTTGATGTACGTCCAGCTATACCCGATCAGTCAGCTAGTGTAAAAAGTGTAGGTATATTTGGTCAATTAACTGGAAGTCGTGCCGATTTAATATTGGCTGATGACTGCGAAGTACCAAATACAGCATGGACTGTAGGCATGAGAGAGAAATTATTGCAATGTTGCGGAGAGTTTAACGCTATTCTTAAGCCAGATGGAGAAATAATGTTCTTAGGAACACCACAAACAGAAGAAAGTATATACAACAAGCTACGAAATAGAGGATATGACTGTCGCATCTGGACTAGCAGATACCCTAAAAAACCAGAAAAGTATGGAGATGCACTAGCTCCGATGATTTCCAAGCTATCTACTACGTTAGCTGGTCAACCAACCGACCCTGATAGGTTTTCTGAAATGGATTTATTGGAAAGAGAAGCTAGTTATGGTCGCTCGCAGTTTACTTTGCAGTTTCAATTAGACACTACACTTTCTGATTTGCAACGATTTCCTCTTAGATTGGCTGATTTAGTCGTTATGGAAGTAAAAGACCACGCTCCTGAGAAGGTTGTATGGTCATCTGGAGCAGAATATAGGTTAACAGACTTGCCAGCTGTAGGTTTTAGTGCAGATTACTACCATAGACCAGCGTTTTTACATGGCGATTGGCTACCTTTTACAGGTGTGGTGGCTTATATAGATCCATCAGGTAAGGGTGTCGATGAAACAGCGTACAGTATAGTTGCACATCTAAACGGAAACTTGTTTGTTTTAGAAGTCGGCTCGTTTTGTGAAGGTTATACAGAAAAAGTATTAACTGGCATAGCTGAAGCTTGTAAAAGAAACAAAGTTAACTTAATACTTTTGGAGGATCAGTTTGGTCAAGGTATGATGGAAAGCTTATTACAGCCATATCTACGAAAAATTTATCCTTGTACTATAGAAACCAATAGAAGTAACGTACAAAAAGAAAGAAGAATAATAAATGCATTAGAACCAGTAATGAACCAGCATAGATTAATTATTAATAGGTCGGTTATTGAAAATGACGCAAAACCTAGAGATGAAGATTCTGTTGATAAGGCTTTAGGTTATCAATTATTTCATCAGATGACTCATATAACTGTTGATCGAAACTGTTTACAAAACGATGACAGACTTGACTCTTTAGCTGGAGCGGTGGAATATTGGAATGAATCATTAGCAATAGATGAAGATCGTGCTATCAAGGATCGGGAAATGGAACTATGGGATCTGGAACTGGCTGCTCACAGGGGGGATCTGGAGAACGCTTTGGATGCACAAGTCTTGGGTATCCCGCTTGAAAAACTCGGACATCCAAGTACAACAGGAAAGTGGAATCGTGTCACAGGACATTAAACCAGAAAAAGTATTAAGACCAAGAGCATGGTGCATAAGAATACCAAGAACTTATTGCGGAGATCTAGGAAGCAAAAATATTGGTGGTTTTCAAACAGTCGTTATTGCATATGACCAACGCAATGCTTGGGAATCAGCTATGGGTTCTGAAGATTGGGAGATGCTACATTTCCCTGTAAATTGTGTATCAGTTTTTCCTACGCAACCTGTCTAAAAACTATCTTTCATAGTTTGCTCTAATGCTGAATTTTTTTTATTAAGGTTGCCTATAATGTCTAATACGTTTTTTGGAGCAGCAGAAGCATCATTAAGAAATTGATTATAAGAATTATTATTGTTTATTTGTCGTTGTAAGACACCTATATTTTCAGCATCTTGCATTCTATTGACAGCTTCTCTATCTAATTTATTATTATCTTCTTGTTGAAAAGCTCCACACATTACTTGTCTTCCAATAACATCTCCCTTACTTTAGCAACTGCAAGGTCGTCTAGCTTATTTTCACTAAGCTTT